TTTTAAATGAAGACGAAAAAAGGGATGTGGAAATCCTTGAAGGGGAAAGGGACGAATTATTAGAAAAATTGGAATTCATGGAAGTAATGAATGCTGACAAAGATATAGATGCTGATTTTAACGAATTAATTATTGATCTTCAAGAGAAGATAATAATTAAGGAAAATAGAATTAGTGTTTTCAAGGAATTAGTTCCTCAACAGCATGGGCAACTTATGGGTTCAATTGTATCTTTTCCGATACTTTGTATACTGAACGCAGTCGTCTGTCGAATCTCTTTGGAGATTGATTCACAGTGTAAGAAATCATTTCGTAAGCATTTGCTTAAAGTTAATGGTGATGATTGTATTCTTGGAGGTTCCAGGCATCTTTTTCATATTTGGAAACAAGTTGTAAAGGTGGTCGGGTTGGAAAGTTCTGTAGGGAAGACCTATTTTGACAAAAAGCTTGCTGTTATGAATAGTATGACTTTCATAAGGAAGCTTAGTTGGGAAAATGATGGGTCATTTGAAGAAATTCAATATGTTAATTTGGGCCTTGTTAAAGGGCAGAGTAAGTCCGGTGAAATTGGAAAATTTCACTGTCAATTAGCATCCTTACATAAAGAATTAAAAAGAACTTGTCCAGTAGAGAACTGGGATCGAGCTAATAGGATTTTTTTCCATGCTCACAAAAATCAACTCAAAGAGTTTGACGTACCATGGTACCTCCCACAATGGTGTGGAGGGTATGGTCTTCAACCTCCTCAGGGTCATGATTTCCAAAAAGACTTGAAAAAGTTATCTTTCCGGATACATGAAGGAGAGAAATTTAGGCCGCCTCCATCAGATAGAGATTGGAATATGCACGAGTTGACTCGTGATATTCTCAAGGATGATCTGTGGGTGGTTGATAATTGTTACTGGAAATCCTGTAATGGGGATAGATTTGATAAGGCATATGGGTTTTTGATTATGAACACATTATTCAAATATGGACTTTCTGAACTTAAGACTTTAGTCGAAAGGATTAGAAGTGCCCAATCTTATAGAAGAATAATTGTTCCACCTAAGGAAGTCAAATATTGGAAAAAATGGAGAAGGCTTGGAAGACAGCAAAAGAAGATTTTGTGGGTACTCCTATCGTTTTGGATGATGTTTTCGTCGTTCCAAACAAGCCAGAACTCGCGGTCCTGATATGTTAATCTCTCTCATTCTTGCGGGGAGGGGTTAGGGGCAGTCTACTTACTCATATTGAGTCTTTCTTTTGGAATGGAAAGTCAAAATTTGGGCAGACAGGTTTCTGCGGTCGCAGCTAGGATAATTTCAACAATCTTATCTCTTCCTTCTTAATTGAAG